CAAATAGGTTTTATGGCTGACGAGGTTAAACCATTAGTGCCTGAATGTATTAAAACTATTACAAATCAAGACAAGGTTTCTAATTTATTATATAAAGAAAACATAGTGCCTCATTTAGTAAATTCTATTCAATTACTATTATCAGAAATTGAATTATTAAAAAATAGAATAAGCCAGTTAGAATCTTCATCTTCATAATAAATATATAATATAAAAATATATGCCTTATCACAGTAAAAAAAAAGATAAACCAAAAATGGTTATAGTAATTAAAAAAAATAAAAAAAGAGAATTAAAAAAAGAAGAAAAAGATTTATTTGCTACACATTCTAAACACCATACAAAAGAACATATTACTTTTATGAAAAAATATATTAAAGATGGTAAAGGATGTTTTAGTGAAGCACATAAGGCAGCTATGAAAAAAGTTGGAAAATAAATATATACTATATAATATGGATAATCTATTACAACCATTAAGACAATTTGTATTACACATAAGGTCAAAAGATGTTGAGCGAACTGGTGAATTAAATTCACATATATTTATAGATTTATTAGAGCCAATTACAATTAATCCAACAACAGAAGAGATCCACCAAATTTTATTAAGTGGTGAAATCCCTTATAGTTTTTATAATGTTAGTAGCCAAGTAAATAATAATGTTATAAAATTTACAGCAAACGGAGAGCCATTAAATTTTAATTTTCCAAATAAAAATTACGATGTAAATGAATTAGTAAAAGTAATGAATGACGGCAATTTTCCATTTACAGTAAGCTATGATAGATTTACTATGAAGCTGACTTTTTCAAATACTACAAATTTTACAAATATTTTAAATTTATCAAATTCTACTGCTAATAAAGTTTTAGGTTTTGCGGAAGGAGCAAGTGATATTACAGTATTAGCAAATCAATCAATAACAAGCACCGGAATAGTAGATTTAGCAACAGTTCATAGTATTTTTGTAAAATCCAATAGTAGTTCTAATATGGTTTTTAGTACAAGGGCTGGTTTTAGTAGCACAATACAAAAAGTAAGTGTAGATGTTAATAGTGGTAATATTATATATCTAAATCAAAACGATAGTAGGCAACATACAGTATTGAATTCTAATATAGAAGCAATAGAGTTAAGATTAACAGATCAGAATAATAATTTAATAGATTTAAATGATATAAATTATGAACTGACCATGGGTTTTTTTGTCTATCCTATTAATCAAAGTATTAGAACTCGCACTTTAAATGCTACTATGAGAAGAGGTACAAATATAAATACACAACAACAAAATAATATGAGACCATTTACTCCATTAGCACAAATAAGACCACAAGAAGAACAAGAATTTATAAACACAGAAGCACCAATAGAACACAAAGCTAAAAGACTAATCATAGATGATATTATTGAAGAATTAGAAAATTAGATATAAAGCATTTAAAAATAATCTAATATATATATGTAAGAATGCCTATTACACTATATTATCCAGATCGTTATTATTATTATGGTGGTAATAGTGGTATAGCAATAATAATTTTAAGAAAAACACCGTGTTATATATATTGTGAAATATATAACTATGATTATGAAGATGGTGGTTGTGTATTCGGTAGTCAAATAAATATTAATCAAAAAAGATATAAAATAACTAATTTAAATACTGAATGTGAAGGGATTTTTGTTAAAAATATAGGGATTGATTATAAAATTAAATGTTTTCCATTTATAAATAGTAAAACATTAGAACAAGCATTAGAATATCATGAAAGTAATAACGATGTAGATGCGAGTATTTAATATTAGATTTATTTATTTTTTTTTTGTATTTTTTATATTTAAATAAAATATAGTGGAGTTGTATTTATGATTTGATTTTAAGTTAAATAAAATATTATTTTATGTTATTATAATATAAATGCCGTATAAAAAAATATATGTTGAAAGCGAAGCCGAAGATAGCGATGAAACAATAGAACCCGAACCACAAACTACTAATGAAATAGAAGAGGTTTTATCACCAGTTAAAAAGAAAAAACCCAAAGGCAGACCACCGAAACCACTTGAAGAAAAATTAGCAAAGCAAACAATTGTTAAAGAAAAAATTATATACATGATACCTAATGAGAATGGTGGTTATGATAAAGTTAAAAATAAACAACTAACAGCACGAGATATAAAAAAAATAGAAGAAGAAAAAAAAATAACAGAAATGGAACAACAATTAGGAAAAAAATTATTAAGAAAAAGTAATGGTAAATTAGATAAGCGTAGTGTCGGTGAACGCACACGAACACCCGCACAGATAGAAGCTACTAAAAAGATGTTAGCTGCGAATGAAAAACGAAGAGCAGCACAAAGAGAACTAAAAGATTTGAAAAAAGAAAATAAAACAAAGGAGGTTGTGAAAGAAGCTTTAAATGAAGTTATTTATAAACCTTCAAAAAAAGTTGAGCCCAAGCCTACCCCCTATGATAATTTGAGATTTTAAACAAGTACATTTAAACCATAATAGTAAATAATACTTTCTTTACTCATTTCTAAATTTTCAATATTTTTTTTTATCTTTTCTATTTGTGAATTATCTTGAATAGTATTTAATCTATTAGATAAACCAACTATTCTTGATTTTATATTATATATATTTCCTAATGCTTTTCTAATAGTTTCTTTATTAAAATATCTATATTGATAAAAACTTAAAGTCAGTTCGTCATCCATATACTTTTAGAAAATATTTTTTTTTTAAAAATATTAGATTTAGATTTACACACTTTGTAAAAGTGTAAAATGAACTATGTGTTTATAAGGGGTTTGTTTAGATAGTATTAGTAAAACATTAGTAAAAATATATTTCACAATCAGCTACACAATTGAAAAAAAAAGTATATATATATATAAACACTATTTTTATATTTTATATATTTTTACTAATTTAAAGTGTAAAAGTGTAAATAATAATAAGTATATAATATAGTATAAGGGATTTACTTAAAACTGGATTACACACCTATTGTGTAATTACACATATTATTTGTGTAATCATAAATTATAATCTATTTCGTATGTTCTAAATCCAATAAATACACCTCGTATTCCATCTATCATTTTACTTCTATCATATTGAAATCCTAATTGTTTTACTTTATCTATTAATACTCTTCTTTGAATTATATTTTCTCCTCCGTTTTTAGTAGAATAAGAATTATACTGATTTAATAAAACAGAAATACTTGTAGTTTCACTTTTATCTATTATTATATTTTGTTTTTGTACTGAATAATCAAAGAATTCTTTAAATTCATTATTCATACCTAATATAGATTGTTGTTCTGTTTTATAAAGTATTGGATATTCGGGCATTCCGTTTATATAAACTTTATTAGCATAATCTAATAAAATATCTATTAGCTCATGCTTACATTCTAATAATTTATCTTTAAACTTTAAATCTTTTACAAATTCTAAATTTTCAATATTATCTTTTTTACCAAATTTAGAATTAAATTGTAGATGTATATATCTTCTTGCTACACCTTGATCTTGTTTATCAAATTTAGGTGTATAATTACTTGTAATAAATGCTTTTGCTGTTAAATTTAAAGTTTTATTAGTTCCAAACATGACCTCATTACTAATTGTATTACCATCTGCTATTTCTTTAAAAATTGAACTTTCTATGGATTGTTTATCGTCAAACTCATTAGCATAAATTATTCTATATTTACAAAAATCTACTAAATATTTATGTTTTTTATCAAATTTACTTTCAAATACTTTAACATTTGATTTACTAACATATAAAGGTAATATTTCTAATAATGCTTCTATTAAAGTAGATTTACCATTACTCGCACTTTGTCCTATTAAACAATATATTTCTTGATATTTTGAAGGATCCCCACATAAAGCATATCCTAATATACTTAAATAGAAATCTCTACAATCCATATCCATATTACAAATTTTTAATATTTCATTTAAAACCCATTCTTTATTTTTTTCATTTGTATCTGTTACTAATGCCTCATATTTAAAAGGTAAAGTTTCACTAATATAATCATTATCTAATATATATGATTGAAAATGTTTTGTTTTTATATCATAAATTCCATTTTCAAAAACTATTTTATATGGTGTATTATTTAATTTGGTTTCAAATTCTTCATCTAATAATAAATTTTGTAAATATTTTTTATATTGAGTTATATAAGAATTAGTATCAAATTTTTTAAAACAAGCTTTTAAAGCTTTATATTTTAATTTATATTTTTCTTCAATAGTATCCTCTGTTTCAGTTTTATTATTTTTTTCTTTTTCTTCTTCACTTTTGAAAAATAATATAGCATTATCAATATATAATTTTATTTTTTTAGATATTTCATAAGATATATCTATATCACAAGTCCATATTAAACCACCTTTAATACTTCTTAACATATACCAATTATTATTACAAAACTTTAAAGTTTTTTGAAAAAATTTAAAACTATCTTCTGCTAATATAAATGGTGTTTCAAATGAAGTTTGAAATAATTTTAGTTTAGGTACAGTATTAATATTATTATGTAATGAATTATATAGTTTATCATTTTTGAATTCATTATCTAAAATATTATTTAATTCTTGGTCATTCATATTATTCAAATTATTTTTATTTTCATTCATTATATATATATTATATATAAGATATTTTTAAATCCTTTATTTCCAATTAAAAAAATTAAATTTAAATAAATGTTAAAGTAAATTTATTTATTTTTATAAGTAAATTTATTTACTTTTATAGTAAAATTTTAATCCCAATAATTTTCCAATCCATAATTAGTTAGAATTTTATTTCTTTCTGTTTCCACATATTCTTTTACAAAATTTAAAAATAAGACTAATGGTTTTTTATTTATCGCCAAATATTTACCACTTTTAAATATTTTAAAAGTTCTATCAGCAAAAGTAATTTCTTTATAATATCTACTATGAAGACCTTGTTTTGTTAATTTATCTAACTCTATCATTAATGGTTGTTGTGCTTCACCCCATTCATTAAATAAATTATTCATATTTTCAACAGATTGAATAATTTCTTTTTCATAAAAGTCTTCTTCATAAATATCCTCTAATATTTGTATATATCTTTCATATAAATTATTAAGTCTATTTCTCGCAGATTTATATATACTAATATTTCCAATCCAATAATCGTTTATTACTCGTTTCTTCATAATATCAAAGCATAGACAAGAATAAATGTCGGGGTCGGTTTCAGTAAAATAATCTAATCGGTTCATAACAGACACCATCTTATCTTTTATTTTACTTTCTTCATTATGTATAACTTTTTGAACATGTAGTTTATCAAGAATAATTTTATTTATTTCATAAGGTAATTGTGGTAATATTTTTTTTATTATTGGATTTTCTGCTGGTAGTTGTTGTTTTTCTTGTTTAAGTTTTTCTAAATGTTGTATTTTTAGTTCTAATTCTTTTTTTAGACCTTCTATACAATATTCGGTATATTCTATGCTATTCGTATGACTTGCTACAAGATTTTTATGTTGTTGCTCGTATTGGGACATTTTTTTACTTTTCCAAGTTGGTTTAGTTCATACTTCACGAGAATCAATTTTAAAATATATAAAAAAGTATAACAAAGTAAAAAAAAATTTTAAGTCAATAATGTAGTAGAAATAATTTATTTTTTTTTAAATTTTTTTTTAAATTTTTTTTTAAATTTTTTTTATTTTTCTAACCAAAGTTTATCAGCTGGAATATCTAATTTATAGCATATATAAGCACAATAAAAACTTGGAGCTCGGGGACATTTAATCATTTTTTCTTGTTCTTCACAATATTCTTCAAATGTAATTTTTCCTTGTGGAATAACAACTTGTAAATATTTAATATTTTCTTTGAATATATCTCTAAAATATTTTGAATAGAAATTCATACAATTTAATATAAGAATAAAGGGTTTATCTAACTCTATAAATCTACATAATATTTTTTGTTTTAATTTAGTTTCAAAAGGCGGATTAGTTATTATCATACCAAAATCTTCGGGTGTAGTAGTCAAACAATCCATACTTGGATCTCCAACACAATTAAATCCTAATTCTTTAAAATATTCAATACTTTTACTTTTTGAATTTAACATACAAGCTTCCCATATAATTTTATCCTTTGGAATTAAATGTGAAATATTAGACCACATTTGTTTAGTGGTATAATAATTATTTTTATTTGGATTGAAGATTGGACTATCATTACACATAGCCATTTGTTATTATATAGAAAAAAATAAAAATCAATTTTAAACTGGACTGGATATTAACCCTATACGGATACAAAAAAAAAATTCAATTTAAAAAAATATAAATTAGTGTAAATAGTATAAGTGAAATAAATTATTAATGTTGAGTTGGAGGAAATAATACAGTAGTAGTAGGTTTATCTAATACATTATTTAGAAGTATATTCATATCCTCCATATCTTTTAAATATTTAGATACTTGTAAAACTATATTATCAAATTCTTCTTGTGTATTTACATTATCTAATTCTTGCTCTAATGTATTTACTTTATCCATTATAAAATTTTTATTTCTTATGATAGATTGAATAATTTGTGTATTTACTTGTTTTGAAGACATTTCTTGTTTGTTATAACTCATAATCCACAGAAATCAATTTTAAAAAATATAAAAAAGTAAAAAAACTTAAAGTAAATTAAAATATTCAAATAAAAAAATTTACTTTTACAATTTCAAAAATTTTCAAAAAAAATATATTTATACTATTGTACTAATTTATACTTTTTTAAATTGATTGTATATCAGTATATACATTCATAACGGTTTCAAATCAATTTTAAAAAATATAAAAAAGTAAAAAAACTTAAAGTAAATTAAAATATTGAAATAAATTTTTTAAATAATTATTCTAACCAAAAATAATGTGTAGTATCTATTACACCTACTAATTTATCTTGAACTGTTATAATTTCAGGCATATCTCTAATATTAATACAAGCATAGAAGGTTTTATCACTATTATCATTCATAACACGCATAACCCATAAATAATATTCTGCTGAATAATCAGCATTAGCATTATATATATAACTTGCTATTTCAAGGAAATTTTCACTACTACTAAAATGCTGTCCTTCATCTTTGATAATAAGTAAATTAAATTTTTTAAATGGTCTTCCTAACATTCTTTCTACATAAATAGCTGTTCTACACGCAGTAATAGAACTATTAGGCGTATTAGACTTCTTACCAGCGTTTTTTGCTTTTTGTCCCATATTCTTACTTTTCTTGTTTGTTATATTACATACTTCACGAGAATCAATTTTAAAAAATATAAAAAAGTAAAAAAACTTAAAGTAAATTAAAATATTGAAATACAAAAATTTACTTTTACAATTTCAAAAATTTTCAAAAAATATATTTATATTTTATTATACTATTTATACTTTTTTACATATTTTAAAATTGATTCTCGTGAAGTCCATAGTATAACAAACAAGAAAAGTAAAAAATGTCCTCTGACCAACAAATTCTCATTGACTTTATAAGTAAGACACAATTATATAGCATACAAATTGTTTGTAATTGGCTAATTCCACATCCAAATTTTATTATAGATGGGACAGATATAAATATTGTTATGGGTGAAGATGGTGTTCTGTTAGACTATCGCAATTTAAATAAAGAAACTAAAATATTATTTCCGTCAAAAGAGGAATGCGGTGATATTACAACTATTTGTAATTTACGGAGTATATTACCTACTATAACTATGAATAATTCACTTGATTTAGATTTTAATAATTTGGAGCAAAAAGAGGATAGCTTTTTATGTGCTTTATTTCTGAATTTTCTAATTAGAAGTCATATATCTTCTATATTTGAAGAGAGGGAATTAGAACACTATAAAAACCAAAAAAAAAATAATACAAAAGATATATTTGTTCCAGAAAAAATTTCGGCATTAGAAGCAATAAAAGCTATTAGAAATAAAAATAAAAAAAAATTTAAAAAGAATTTTAAGAATTGGAAAAAACATGTTATGTTCTCACAAGAAAATATAGAAGATGAAATTATAGACGGTGAATTATATAGTGAAGAAAAAAAAAGTAAAGTTGGTTATCAAGGTGAGGAATTTGAAACTAATGAAGAAACATATATTAAAATTTGTAATTATAATAAGGAAATATTTAACCAATTTACAGCAATAAATATGATTGCTGAAAAAATTAATTGGTGGTAATTAAAAAAAAATAAATAAATTTTATACTACATTATTTACTTAAAATTTTTTTTTTACTTTGTTATAGTATTTATGATTTTTTTTATTTTTTAAAATTGATTCTCGTGAAGTATGAACTAAACCAATATGGGTAATACATTAGTCGGTGATAACTTCCCAGAAAAAGAGTTAGTATTAAAAGTAAATCACTATTTACTAATAATATTATTCGATAGATTATCTATGTTGCTTTTGAAAAATTCTGTGGATGATGAATTACAATATTTAGCAACAAAAAAAACACAAGATATAAAAAAAAATTATGAGGATATGTTATATTATATAGAACAAAAAAAAGTAGAATTTGAAGACCTAATAAGTAAATTACATCCACTCCAAAGAGATTATATACAATTTTTAGAAAAAAATGTATATATATATGAGGATTTTGATTATGAAACAGAATGTAGTGTAGAATTACAAGGTAATTATCTTGTTAAAAAATTACAACAAATAGAAATAGAATTACGACAACTTATGTATCGTAATTAAAAAAAAATAAATAAATTTAATTAATAAATTCTATACTCCGTAATTCATTAATAATTGGAATAGCTTGTTTAATTATACTTTTATTTTTTTTGAAGAAATCTATATCGGCTTCATTTACAACTATATTATAATTTTTTTTCCAAAAGTTTATAAAATGGGAAATTCTATCCCGTTCTCTTCGTATTGCTGCTAATTCTTCTTTATTAGAATATTCATATTTTCGTGGAGCAGGCATTCTATATATATATATTTAGATTATTTTTAAATACTTTAATCTATATATTAATCATCTATAAAAGTTAATTTTAAATCTACTGAAAATAGTAGTGGTCGTGTAGTATATGTATTTGAAGCTTCTAAAACACTTGGATCCGCTGCTGTATAATTCATACGCTCTATTAATATTTGTGAAGGAAGTTGATTACAAATAAAAGTTAATGGAGATGTTTGTGCTAATGAAGCACTTGTTTTACTTTCTACTTCTGTAAATTGACCCAGTATTGTACCACTACCACCCGTTTCTGTTGAAATACCTTCTTGCTGTATATTACTACGCAATATTATTATAGCTATATCAGCATCGACCACCTTTGAATTTTTATCGTCATCCGCCGTAATTTGAACTACACCACCAATAACCTCAACTAAACATCTACCCATATTTATTAAATCTTGATCTAAATTAAATGTGAAAGAACTTTTATCTGTACTTAAACTTACCGTCTGGCTATCCAAGCTATTTAATCTTAATATCCGTAAGTTAGACATATATATTAAAGTAATATTTTATTTTTATTCTTTTTTATCATTTAAAATATGATTTAAAGTTTCATTATCATTTAATATTTTTAATTCTCTATCTACAAAATCTAATTCTTTTAATTCTTGTTTTTCTTTTAAATATGCTTCTTTATCCATTCCTTTTATTGTATCATAATATAGTTTTTTTGTTAGAATTGTAGCCATAGGCTCGGGATACATGTTATAACTGGTAGAAACAATATCTTTACAATATCTAATTAAATTTTTTTTATCATTCAATTCAATATAACTATCATCTACTTTATTTTCTTCAAAATTATAATCTTTATATTTGTTTAAAAATTCTTCTCTATAATCAATATTAGGGTCTGGTCTGTATTCTACATTTAAATCTTCACCACCTTCCATTTTATATTATATATTATATTTTTTTTAATTAATTTTAATTTAAAAAGATGTTGCGACAATTCCATTTGGATTTAAGATAAATACTTTATCATATAAGGCATAAGTAGTAACATCTTGTGCTGCTGGCTGACCACCAGAGAAATTTATTTCAATTGTAGAAGGAGCACCAGTTCCACTTGTATCTAAACCAAGATTTACTAATCTTTCGTCATTAAAGCGTTTGAGATCTACCGCCATCTGTCCCGAGCCAACATTATTACCAGCAGCATCAGCAGCTTTAAATCTTGTTAAAGTAATACAACTTGAAACAGCCATAGTTTTTCCATGTTTAGCCCATACTTTACTGGCTTCCATATATGCGCGTCCGGAATTGGTAGCAGAATAATCGATTTCATCTGAAGGATACTGAACACCACCAATTCTATATAAATAACTACCAACTTGCGTTAAGTTGAAAGCAGTTAATACATTTTTGACTTTATTATTAAGATTTCCAGCTGGTCTCATTAATGTTACTAATCCATTTAAACTTTTATAGGAACTGTTGATTTGTAAAGTTTGTTTGCCGGTTTGTGCTGCTACTGAATTTATTATAGTTCCTACTGACTGACCTACAAACATAGTAGCAGAAGAACTTATTTGCTGAGCGTATGAACTCATAATTTGCTCATCCAAGATCATATATGTCGGAGCGTAATAACGGACTTCGTCTAATGTATAAGTATTAACAGCTAAATCTGCGTTTTGTGCTATTAAAGCCTGTATGCCCGAAGCAAGTGTTATTTCTATGGTGAATAAAGGCATGCCCTGTGGTAAAGCTTTGTTGTAATAACTTTCAAGGAATGCGCCTTTTAATTTTACGCAAAAATGATGTGAGCCAGCTTCGGCAACAGCTGCTCCTTGGCTAATAGCTTCTAATGCTGGTGCTCCACCACCATAAACAGCTTGGGAAAATGTTAAATCGTTTATAGAACTGTTCCAATCTTGGTCCATAAGGTGGTAAATATTGTATCGGTCAATAGTTTCAACTTTTCCGCTTGAACCAGCAACAGCAATTTCTAATTTGTCTATAACACAAGCCGCATTACCGTCTAATTTAATACCAGCATTAGCAGCAGATGTAGCATTATTTGTTAATTTGAAAAATAAGTATCCTTTTGAGGTGTCTATAAATCCGTCAGCTTGAACTGGGATTAAAATTTTATTATTAGAACCACTATTATAACTTGAAGATGTACTATCAAATCTTGTTAAGCGAGTGCGACTTGGTATTGCGTCAGCTCCGGTTATTGAATAAAGCATAGATGTTGGTAGGCTATTCTGTAAAGACATTTCTTTATATTTATTGTAAGAAAATAATTTTCAAATTTTAATATTATAACTATTATATATTTATGAAAATTATAGAAAATGTAAAGTTAAATAATTTTGATTTGGTTAAACAACCAGTAGATAATTTATCAAACTTGCCTTATATTCCCGCTAAACCATTAGAAGCTATTAATATGTGTTCTTTATTTATTGGAGCAAGTGGAAGCGGGAAAACTACATTAATGCTACAACTACTTTGCGGACACCCGACAAAAAAACATCCCGAAAAAAGCAGAGCGTATTACAAATTTTTTGATAAAATATATTTGATTAGCGCATCTATACAAAGTTTGCCTATGGATAAATTAAATTTGAATGAAGATAGAGTATTCAATAAATATTCAGATGAACTAATGAAACAAATTATAGAAACAGAACAAGATGACGATGAAGCTAATAATACATTAATTATATTAGATGATGTAATAAAATCTTTAAAAAATAATAAAGAATCCGAATTTTTAACTAAATGTATATTAAATCGTAGGCATATTTTAAATAAACAAGATAAGCCTGGTGGTGGATTAAGTATTTGGATACTTTCACAAAAATTTAATGCGTTGCCTTTAATATTCAGAATTAATTGTAGTAGTATATTTTTATTAAGAAGTGTAGCACAAAATCAAAAAGAAAAAGCATGTGTAGTTGATGAACTAATGGCTGATTTAAATAAAACAGAACAAGATGAATTATTTAAAAAAGTTTTTAAAAAAAAATATAATTTCTTATTAGTATTAAATAAGAAACCTAAAAATGAGCGTTATTATTCAAACTTTAATTTAATAAAATTTGAAACTGAAAGTGATAGTGAAGAAGATTAATTTTGATTAGTATTTTGAATTAAAATACAACTTTTACTTTTTTGGTGGCGTGAAATATTATCCCTTCTAACAAACATATTACAATATTTACAACATATTTTAGTTGTTTTATATTTTGTTATAGATACTATATTATCCTTATAATATTCTTTAACTGTTCTACCAGCTATTCTTTCATTTAAAGTTGGTTGTAATAATTTAATAATAGCACCTTCTATTCTTCTTAAATCTTGTTGTATCATAACATTTTGTAATTGTAATAATATAACAAAAGTAAAATTATTACAACCACCATTAGCTCGTATAAAATCATAAACTCTAAATTTAGATTTATTATTAATATGATTAACACAATATTTATGTTTTACTTTTCTGATTTTTAAATTATTTGTACTACCTATATAAAAATCTGTTATAGATGGATCTTTACAATATAATTTATATATAATACTCATATATATATATAATATAATATCTTACTTTTATATAGAAGAGATTTGTATATTAAATAAATCTACAATTTATCACAACTCCATAAATACTTCATACTATAAAAGTTTGGACTTTCTTTATTATTTTTTGTTAATTTATTATTTTTATCTCTAATTCCAGCAGATCTTTTACAATAATTTTTTTGTCGTTTTTTATCACCATGGTCTAAATTTTTATATAATCCTAATGCTGTATCTTTAAAATGTTCATATCTTAAATCACCAAAATTTATTAATTTATTATTTGGAGTAATTACAGAATATTTTTTATTTTTAACTTTTGACTTTTCAAATTTTAATTTATTCATATATATATATAGTATTATTATTATTATATATTTTTACTAATTTAAAGTGTAAAAGTGTAAATATATATAAATATACAATAATTAAAAAAATACCATTTTAGTAGAAGTCTTTTTTATATCATTTAAATCTATACCAAATTCATCTATTTCATTCCATGACCAGCACCCTTCTTCCATTTTATATTTTAATTTTATATAATGATAAAAGTAATCATTAATTACTTTATGATTTACACCAGCTCTTCTTAATTTTCTAACACAAGCAATTAAATTACTATTTTGGTATACAATACTAAAAATATATAAATTCCAACAATTTTCGTTATTTGATAAATATTCACTATGTTCTTCATCTAAATCTAACATAATAGATTTAAATTTCTTAAAGTCTTTTTTTAATTCTCGTTCTAAATTTTGTTCAAGTAAAATTTCCATTATATTAATTTAGAGATAGTTTTTTAAATACTTTTTTTGTATATTACTTTTTTTGTAAATGTTTTTTATCTACTTGATAGGCTTTACTTTTAGGATTAACAGAAGCATAAATTCTCGCCATAGCCCATTGTTGGGGTGATTTAACTGTTTTTCTAACAGAAGCTGGATTATTATAATAAGCCCCAATACCTTTTTCAAATATAATTTTTAATCCACTTAATTTATAACCAGTAATATCACTTATTTCTTTTAAACTATGTGGCTCATTTAATTTAAATCTATATTTTTTATTAAATTGTTGCTTATATGTTAAAACCATTATATAATATAATATATTATTTTTTAATATTATATAGATATATATGAGCTCTTTTGAAGATCTTGAATTACAAAAGTTAAATAATTTGGTGGATACTTTTACCCCAGCGGAAAGTGCTAAATATGGTGAAGAAGTTAGATATATAAAATATTTATTAACTTTATTAAAAAAACAAAAATCTCAAAAACAAACTAAACAAACTAAACAAGAAGAAAAAAAAACACAGAAAAAAGTAAAAGACAGTTTAGAAAATTTATTAAAAACATATAGTATCAAAAAACCAACTGATAAAACTATGGATAGTCTGCCTGAGGGTGTAATGGAAGACGCTAAATTAGCAAAAGTATCAACGCTTTATTATAAGGATAAGGATGCGGGACAACAATATTTAGAACAAGCTGATTTAGCAGATAAATATGAAATAGATAATGAATTATCTAATGATAAAGGTGTAGTTGTTGTAAATAAAAAAACTGGGAAAGCAAAAGTAGCTTTTCGTGGAACAGATAAAACCAATTTAAATGATTTAGAAGCAGATGCCCGTATTGCTGTTGGTAGTGAAGCATCACATAATCATTTTACAGAAGGAAGAGACCAAATACAAGCTACAATAGATAAATATGGTTTTGATAATGTAGAGAGAATTGTAGGTTATTCTCTCGGAGGCACCAAAAGTTATACTACTGGTAAGGCTTTTAAAATACCAAGTAGAAGCTTTAATCCATTTATTGCCGGGAATAATCTTACTGATAGTGAAAACTTTAATAGTGAAGAACACGAAATATTTAGAACGCAAGATGATATAGCCAGTTTTGCGGCTCCAAGAATAGAAGGGAGAAATAATACAAGTGTTAATGTTGTAGAATCATTACACGGAACAGTTAATCCTTATAAGACGCATCGCCTTGAAAACTTTACAACTAATACTGGTAGAACTGGTGATAAATCAAGTGTAATAGCAAGTAAAAGTAAAGATATTATAGACCATAGTTTAGAACACGGTGAATTGAAAACTTTACATGATATGATTAAAGTAAATAAACGGACTGGATTAAAAATTACAGAAGTTAGTTCAAAACCACCTATTACTTCAAAATCTAATATTGGTTTAATGCCTCCTCCCTCTTCTTCAACTGAAACAAGAACAGAAAATCCGTTATTTGAAAAACCTACAAGAATAGAAACACGAAACCCGTTATTTGAACCACCAAAAAGATTATCAACAGTAGATAAAAGTTTTCAAGATTTATTACAACAACAACAATTAGTACAAAAAGATAAAGCTTCACAAAAACAAGCTATATTAGAAAGTGATGCTAAAATATTATCAACAAAAAAACCATCATTAAATTTAGATATAAATGGTAATATACAAACTACAACAAAACCAAAAGTATTTAAAAGAAATTTAAAACCATCTATTAGAAGAAAAACATTAGCTCCTAATACACAAATAGAATTAAAAACTTTAAGAGATAGTACAGATTATACAGAAACTAATTCAAAAGTTAGAAGATTAAAAAGTCAAACAGATATATTAGAAAGTCAAATAGAAGATTTAACAAATACAGATATAAATAATAAACCAAATATTAAAAATAAAAGTTTTACTGAATATGCGAATGAAAATAATATAGAACCAACAGATCATAAAAAAGTATTATGGGAAAAGTCTGGTGGTGTATTAACAGATGAAGAAAAAACTAATTTTGACGAAAATACTGAAACATTTAATACTGATAGTGATATAAATGAATTTAGTAATAATTCTACAAGGGATAGAGAATTACAACTTAAAGAAAAAGCAGCACAACAATTAACATTAGAAAATGATTTAAATAATTTTGTTGAAGCACCAGTTCATATATCAGCAGCAAAAACAATCCCAGGTGAAATAGCAAGAGGCTTACATCCTACTAATTTATTATTAGGGTTAGCAACGGATGCTGCGGCGGGTGGTATTATTAAACAATATATAGAACCAATAACAGGCAAACAAGGACAAGTAGCAGAATTAGGAGAACGAGGTGCTATTGCTGGTGGATTAAGCGCATTTTTAACGGGT